AAAGACCGCGCTCTCCCGGCCGGTCCAAGCTTCCATCAGCGCGCGGCGGCAGCGACGCTCCGCTTCCTCGGGCGGTACCGCCATCGGGAAGGACTCCGAGGCAATCCGCGTGGTGTCGACGGTGATGCGCCGCGCCTCGACCTGGACCGTGTCATAATCCCCATCGGATCGGGTGACCTGCCATTTGAGAGCCTGGGGCAGTTCGGTTTCCTGGCCACGGGTCAATTCCAGCAGATCGCCTTCGCGCGCGGCGACAAGGTCGTCATGGGTGAGCGTCGCGACCGGGGGGCCGTCGCGCATGACTAAGCGGATCAGCCCTTCGGTTTCGACAGCGTCAACGCCGAAATGCCGCGCAAGCGTGGTGATGGAGGCGCGTGGGCTTTCCAGTGCTGTGATGATGAAACCCTCAACCGTGCCGGTGAGACCGGACGCGTCGATCTGGGCATCAGGCAGCCCGGCGCGGCGGCAAAGTGCGCGCACAAGCGTGGCCAGAGAGCCTGATCCCAAACGCCCGTTCAGCCAGAGCCCCGTCCGCCAAGCGTCGCCGTCAGGCCAGACTGCGCTGAGGTCTGGATAGAACGGATAGGGTCGCGCATCCCAGCCGATGGCGGTGGCGGCCCCCATGTCGAGCATGCGCCCGCCATAAACCGGCGAGATCGGATTGCGCGCTGGATCGGACCAGTACGCGACCACCGCCTCCAAGGCCGCGCGCTGAACCGCATCATCTCGCCAGCCGCGTGAAAAATACGGCACGGCAAACCCATCGGCCATACGATCCAGATGGGCATCCGGCCGGTTGGTGCCGCGGTGAATGGCCGGGCAGCCGAAGCCGGTGAACACGATGGGCTTCGAGCGCGGCTCCCATGCCGTCGGAACCGACACTTCCACACCGCTGACCCTGTCAAAATGCGCGTTGCTCCACCAGCCGCGCAGATCTTTGGGCCGGAATACCCAGGGTTTACCATAGGCCGGATCTTCGATCGGAACACGTGCTTGCGCCTCGCGCTCCGAGGCGGTCGGATAGGTCCAATCGAACCCTTCCCCGCCCTCGATATTCGTTTGCAGATAGGCCTCGTCATAGACCGAGCCCCACCCAGCTTGTGCATCAGCATGCCCGCGCCCGTCACGCCAATCCGACAGCGGGGCGAAACTGTTCACGCCCACAAAGTTGACATTGGGGTCGGCCCAGAGAGGATCGAGCGGGAACAAAACATCCCCGCTGCCATCCTCGAGCCGATGCGCGCCATATTCGTTCCAGTCGGCGGCGTAGGAGATGGCGGTCTGGTCGCCCAAAACGCTCCGAACGTCCGCAGCGAGTGAGCGCAATTGCGCAACGGCGGGATAGGTCGTGGCATCCGACCGAATGGTTGTGAGGCCGCCAAGCCCTGAGCCGATCAGAAACCCGTCCACGCCCCCGGCGACCGCTGCAAGCCGTGCGTAATGCAACACGAAGCGCCGCAGGCCCCAGTCATCGCTCGCGCCGGTCCAAGTGATCACCTCGCCAACAGTCGCAAAATCCGCAGGATCGGCCGCGCCGAACATCGACGCCACTTGCCCGGCCGCAGCCGATGTCTTGTCGACGCTGCCAAGATATCCCGCCGCCGGGGAACAGGTCAGCTCGGAGGCGCGGGGATAGGCGGGTTGGCCAGTCGCCGCAGCATTGTCCGAATACGGGTTGGGCAGCGCGTTGGCCTGCGGGATATCCATCAAGACCACGGGAGACAGGGTCACCTTCAAGCCTCTCGCCTTGATCTCCCGGATTGCCTCAAGGACCGCGAAATCCGCCGGTGTTGCGGCAAAGGCGGGACGCCCATCATGCTCCGACAGCAGATGCGCTGCGCTGCGCGACACCCCGTTCACGCGCCAGGAGTTCGGTGACGTGAACAGATCACGGGTCTCCACGCCGGGGCGGACCCGGCAGGCGTCGGCGCGCAGGTCATCGCCGAACCACGGGATCATGAGCGTCACGGCTTCAAGCACCGGCAGCGCCGCCTGCAGCTGGTCGAGCGCGACAACGACATCCGTTACATCGGACCGGGCATGGACATTCTCCGACGCGGTCACGCCAGCCAGCCCGCTGCGCACGGGCGTGGTCGCGAGTCCGAACGCTCCCGCGGTCGGCATGATCGCCACGGAGCGGATCATGGATTCCGCGCCGGTCTGATCTTCCAGCGCGCGATAGACTTCGAAGGAAAGTTGAGGCAAGCGATTGCCATACCCATTCAGCGGCAGGTCCTCGAACATCACATAGGCGGTTCCGCGATAGGCGGGCGTCTTCCCCGCCCCCATCTTGGCAGCGATGAACGGATCAGCGCCTTGGACCTCATCACCCGGATACCAGCGCCACGTGACACCGGTCATGTCCATGAGCTTGCCATCGGCCCAGATGCGCCCGATCCCGGTGATCGGCCCCTCACACAGCGCCACGGCAAAACTTGCGTAATACAGATACTCGGTGGTCTCGATCCGCGGGCCGCCGCCACCTTTGCCACCCCCGCCTTGGGTCGTGGTTCTGACTTCCTCGCGAAAATCCGTGGCCCAGATGATATTGCCGCCGATGCGCATGCGCCCGTAGAGCCGCGGGATAACGGCGCCTTCGGTCGACGAGGTGATCTGCAGGTTCTCAAGCCGCGCGCCTTCAATGCGCTGCGTGGGCGCCAACGAAGAGATGATCCAGCTGTCGACCACGGTGCCAATCGTGGAACCGATAAAACCGCCGATGGTCGCCGCGCTGACACCAAGGATCGTGCCGCCGATGGAGCCGCCAAGGGCGGCGCCGGCAGCGCCCAGAACAAGCGTGGCCATTTGAACCTCAACTAAAGATGGATGTTGGGTGGCGTGCGCCGATCGGGCGGCAACGCGAAGTCGGGCAAAACCGCCCGTATTCAGTTTGGCTCAATGACCGCTGTCAGCCCGGAGCGGACCCAAGGCTGTCTGCGCAAAAATACAATAGCCGACCTTCACTCGGTCGGTCGCGAACTGTCGAGGTGCGGGACCTTGCCGCCGTTCAGTGCAGGCGTTTCAATGTCCGCTGTCATGGTCCCGCTAGATGTTGTATACTAGCGTTCACTGGCACCATCTTAGGACAAGCAATCAGATCATGATTGACTGGCTCAAGTCTTTTCTTAGCAGACAAAGTACCGAAAACCGTTCAACCGGTGCAGCGAAGGACTTCAATCAGTTAGAGCAGTTTGAAGTCTTCCTCGCCGAACAGATGAAGAGGTTTCATCCCTCCGTCAGCGAAGCATTCGCAAAGCTTTTGGAAGCTGACTTTTCAGAAAACATCACAGGGCTGCACATCGAGATATTCTTGGATGATCCCGCCTTTTCTTTTCGGCTTTTTAGCCAAGGAAATAATGATGTTTGGGCAGATGAATCTGCACCAATCAAAGAACTGAACGACACGATAGATCGTCTTTGGCCCATCGTGACTGAGGATGAACTGGATCACTACATGATTTGGGAAGATGGTCCAAAAGGGAAGCCGCAAGTAGCTTTGGAGCAACCACTCGACAATCTGAACATCGCAAGAATTGTCATCCCTTGGTTCAAGAAAATTGTTTCAGAAACCAGAGGAAGTTTCCCGCATCCTATCACAGCGTCTGTTCACGACATAACTCTGCCGGAAGAGCTATGATCGCTTTGCTCCAAGCACAAAAAGCTGCCATTATGCAACTTTCAGCATGTGGAAGCTTGCGTTCACAGCCGACTTTTGCTGCATCTTACACGAAAGTCCACTGTCGGGAAGCGAGCCAAGCTTTGCAAACTCCGCTTTCTGCGCAGAGCTGCCCTTCCCGTCAGGCGTCCCATCTGAGCCAGGCCCATCATTTGATGTGGCTCAGCCTGAGAACCCGGCTCGCAGCATTGTTCCTGAAGGTCATCGGCTTTTCGGAAACAAAAAGGCGAATGCAACCCGTCGCCGCCAGGCTTGGGTCAGCGGTTCTTCGATCACGCCGAGCCGTTCATAGGCATGGATGAAGGTGCTCGCCTCCGTAAGAATACCGACATGCTTGGCGATGGCGTGAGGTCGCATGCGAAACAGCAGCAATGTGCCGGGGCCGGCATCGTGCGGATCCATCTCAATCATCATCCTCCGGGCCCCTTCTGCTAGCACCTCCCGCGGCCCGGTCTCGCCCCAGTCACGACTGTAGGGCGGAATAGGAAACGGCTCTGGCCCGACGACCTCCCGCCAGACACCGCGCGCGAGTCCGAGGCAATCACAGCCCACGCCGCGCAGGCTCGCCTGGTCGTGATAGGGCGTGCCGATCCAGGACAGCGCCACCTCGATGACCACCTCGGCCTGTACCGGTCTCAAAGCACATCTCCATCATGCCCGCCGTCCCGCGACGCATAGCGGATCACAGCATCTTGCCCCGGGATATGGGGGAAGCCGCGGAAGTTCGCGGTGTTGTTGAACTTGGCCCCGCAGGTCTCGAGGCGCTTGTCGCAGCCCGCGCGGATCACGAAGGCGTCGCCCTCAGCGATCGCGCGCACCGGCGTTTCCATAAATGTCAGCGATACCACGCCGCCCGATATGCTGTGGCTGGCCAATTCTGCCGTGCGGCCCAAATTCGCGCCACTTTGCCAGTCCAGCGTTCCGAAGGTGAAAACCCCCACCTCGTAAGCTCCGATCCCTGTAACGGACACTACCCGATCATTCAGAAGGTCCAGCACCGTTCCTGCCCCGGAATAGACCACGCTATTGAGATTGACCCCACAGCGTGTATCCCCAAGCGCCGCATCGCAGGTGCCTTGAAACGTCCGCCCCACGGTCTGACCGAGAACGTGCGCGAGCGAACGGACCTCGGCCACGAAGGCCAGCCGCCCGCGGCGGATCTGTCCGATCGCCCCGCGCCGCATCAGAACGCGCTGGCTGGTGTCGGCCCAGTTGACGCGCCAGAGCTCCACGGTGGCATTGTCCCAGAGCCCATCGGCAATGTCGGTCTCGGTGATCTTGTCCGAGCTCAGCACGCCTTCGGCATCCTGGGCATCGACCGACAGATCCGTGCCCGAGCGGATCTCGGAGGCCGTCAGACCGCTCTCCGGCTCGAAGTCGGTGCCGTCGAAGCTGAGCGTCCGGTCGTGATCGGTGAAGCCGAACATCAGCCCGTCTGAACGGGTGATCCGCCAACACCAGGCTAGCGTGGTGGTGCCCTCGTCGAGATGGGTCTGCAGCGCGGGCGAGAGGGATTTCATGGCCGTCTCCCACAGCCGGCGTCAAGCCGTGCAATGAGCTGCGCGCCGGTCACCACCGAACGCGGTCCGCCATCTTCGGCCAGCGCCGCCGCATGGTCGCGGGCCGGTGCTGCCAACCCATTGCAAAGCGCGCTGTCACTCACGGCCACGCTCGCGCAGCCAGTCGCGAAAAGCATCGGGATCATCACCCAGATCATCTGCCGCACGGCGCATCCTCCGTTCTGTGTCATAGGCTTTAGACCGCTCGGCTTTTTCCAGGCGGTGGCGTTCATTGGCGGCGCCGAGCTTCAGTGCCAGGCGGACAAGAAGAACCAGCGCCGTCACAAAGGCGACGCCCAGGCCGGCAAGCGAACCCAGATCAGACATGGCCCCGGAACCCCCGCTCGATCCGGTCACGCAAGCCGATGAGGCCGAGCCCGAGGAAGATCAGCCCCGCCGGCGAGGCATCGTGTGTTCCGGCCAACAGGGCGACCAGCTCCGCAAGGTCGGTAGCCTTGGGCACCACCATCGAGGCAAGGCCCGTCACGATGGCCGCGCAGCCCGACCACCAGGTCAAGGAGTTTGGTCGAAGATATCGCATGGTTCAGCGCTCCCGTTTGCTGGTGAACAAGTAAGACAGAAGCCGGGCCCAAAACCCGCGGTCACGCCTGGGCGCCGCGACAACGCCGTCGCGTGGAGGCAGCGCTGTGGGCTGTTCGGGACGGGGCGTCGGCCGTGGGCGATCCGTTTCAGCACGCAGCAGGACCAGCGACTCAACCTCCGTCAGGCTCCTGATCGGCCGCGCCAGTTGCAACCGTCCGGCCTCATCGACACCCCAGACCGGAATGGCGCCTGCACCGTAGCGGCCGTGGAGGAACAGGTCTCGCTCGGCTTCTCGCCGGGGAATAATTGCTGCCAGCCGGCGCCAGTTCAAAAACGCGTTGGCGGCTGCAACGCGATTGCCGGCGTTGAGATGCCGCGTCAGTGCCGCCCGCGCAATGCCGCCTGTGTTGTAATGAAAGCTAACCAGCGCATCGAACTCGTGTGGCTCAAGCGGCACCTTCACCGCGCGGCGCACATCGGCCTCGTAGCGCGCCAGGTCCTTGCGGAAGAGCGCAAAGGCTTCTCGAATGCCGTCCTCGAGATCTGCGGGCATGCCGCGGGACATCTTGGCCGGATCAGGGTCCCCGGCTGCCGCTGTGTGGCCAATGCCGAAGGTCCAGACGTTTTTGACATCAAGGTAGGGTCCGGGCACGACGCCTTCGTGCCGGACGAGGGCAATCAGCCCCCGATCGGTGGTTTGCATGGGTTTTCCTTTTGGGAGTTGGTGTGAGATCAGCGCTGCTGGTGCAGGCGTTCGAGATCTTCGGTCAGCGCCTCGAGCCGGGCGACGATCCCGGCAATGCGCACATCGATGACCGCGAGGCGGCGGTCGGCGTCGACGATCTGGCGGTGGTATTCCGGGGATGCGGCCTGAAGACTGGAAACCCGTTCCTCAAGCGAGGTGACGCGGGTGTTCTGCGTCCCGGCCCACCAGATGGCGGCCCCACCTTGGGCAGACAGAGCCAGCGCAAGGCCAAGATAGGCGACGAGCGTGCCATTGGAGATCGGGCTGTCAGCCATGGGCCCCTCCAACTTGCCGGGCCATATCTGCCTCTGCCTCTGCCTCTGCCTCAGCCCTGGCCAGCCCGCCCCGCTCGATCTCATCCATGACACCAAGCAGGCAGGCGAAGGCGACGCGCGCCGCCTGCACAAGCTCGCCGCGCGCGCGCATCTGACAGACCCAATCACGCACCTGGTCCGGATGCCGATAGCAGACGTGGCCCGTTGGCAGCCCGCGCTTGGCCATTTTGGGGGCCAGGACCCGCCCGCCGGAGACATGGGCCCCGTGGAGCACATAAGCGAGGCCCATGCGGGCTTGGACCGTATCGAGGTCATCCAGCGTGGCCTGCGCCGTCGGGGATCGGCGCACGCTTGGCAGCACGGACAAATCGGCTCGGAACAACAGATCCCGCCGCATGTGCTCCGGCAGCAGCCCATCCGCGCCCCAGTGCAACATCTGCAGCGCCTGCAGCCAATAAGCCCATTCCAACCGCGTGATGGCCCCGGTTGCCATCTTCTGACCCACTGGGTGCTCCTCGCAGGCGTGGTGATACTCGCGTGTCGATGCATAGAGGTTGCTCATGCGATGATCCCCTGCGCCCGGGCCTCAGCCTCATAGGCAGCTTCAAACGCCGCGACCGGGTCGAACCCCTCCAACTCTCTGGCCTCAGCCAGTGCATCCATCTCTTCCGCGATCCGCTTTTCCAGCGCGAAGCACAGCGTGACATGCGCGGTGACCGCCGCGGCGATCTCCACGACCTGCTCGCGGGTCAGTTGCAGGAAGCCGTCTGGCGTTTTCCACTCGATCTGCGTCGGCACATTGCCTGCGAGGTACTGCCCGGTGAAGTTGCCGAGCTTGTTTTGGGTGGCTGCGTCCGTGCGCACCGCAATCCCGTTTGGCATGCGGAACCCGCCGACCTCGCGCTGCCACCGGTGGTAGGCCAGCCGCCCAAGCGGATCTCGCGGGATCGCGCGGGCGGCACGCAGTGCCCCCTCCAGACCGGCCTCGATCTCCGCGAGGCGCGCGGCAAACACAGCGGCCTCCTCGAACACCTCTAGCACTTCCTTGCCCGTGCTGACCTCAGCGCCCGCATAGACCCGCCCCTTGGCGATGCCTGGCCCATAGGCAATCCACCAGGCGTCGGCCTCTGCCGTGAACCGTCGTGTGTGAATGATCGTCATAGCGGTGCATCTCCCGTGATGGTCCATCCCGCGCCTGCGAGCGTCAGCGTAGCGGTGGCCAGCACGCCGTCCCATGACGTCCCGCGCACCGGCGTGCCGGTCGTGGTGCCCCCCGTGGCGCGCGTCGTGCCAAGCGCGTCGAGCAGGACCCAGGCCCCGCTGAGACGCAGGAAGCGCCAGCCATTGGGCGCGACATAGGTCAGCGTGGCGGGCTGATAGCTGTAGGTCTGGTTGGCCGCAGCCTCGGATGCGCCGGTGACTGCTACAGCCAGCGGGGCTGTCAGGAAGGCGCGTGCGGCGGGGGCATTGGCAAAGGCCTCGCCCGGCGCATGGTCGAGCGCGTCGTAGAGTTTCGGCACCGATGTCGTATCGGTGGCCTGGAACACCGCATCAACAGGCCCGCCGAGCATCCTGATCCGGTTGGCCCATCCGATCAGCGTCCGAGCATAGTTCTCCGGAGACCATGACCCGGTCCGATGCCCGAAATCCCGCAGATCGACGCCGTCTGGATTGAGACCCCAAGCCGCCAGAGAGCGGTCAAAGCTGTTGGCCTCTTCCAGCATGGACTCCATGGTGATGGCAGAGGACACGTCCCAACCGCTGAGGTCCCGGTCGAAGGCCCCTGCACGAAACAGCATGAAGGAAAAATCCCGCCCCGAAGACACATCCCATCCGGAGATGTCGTCGTTGAAGGCAAAGCAGCGATAGAACATGTCCTTGAAATTGGTGCAGGCGCTCGGTTGCCAGGTGGAAAGCTGGATCGCGCCGAGCGCACCGGTATTGACGAACATGCCGCTCATGTCCCGCACATTGCGGACATCCCAGCTCCGCAGATCCCCGCGGTAATCCGTGGAGGCGAACATCTCGTGCATGTCGGTCACATTGCGGACATCCCACTGGCTCAGATCACCATCATAGCTGCCCTTGCTGGAAAACATCTCGCGCATCGAGGTGACATTGCTGACATCCCAGGTGTTGAGGTCACCCTGAAAGGCCGTTGTGGCATGGAAGGCCCGGTAGAGATCCGTGGCGCCGGAGACGTCCCACCCGCTGAGGTCCTGATTGAAGGTCGAGGCGCGGGCAAAGACCTGGCGGAAATTCGTGCAAGCGGAGGTGTCCCATGCCCCGATGGGCCGGTTGAAGGCGGTGTTAGCCCAGAACATGCGCTCCATGGTCTGGACTGCGGTTGTGTCCCATCCGGTGATGTCGGGATTGGCCGGGCTTTCGATCAGGCCGGGATGGCCGGCAAACATCAGCGCCATGTTGGTGACGCGGCCGACGTCCCAATTGGCAATCGAGCTATTGTTGAAGCTGCTGCGGTAGAACAGGCCTTCCATATTAGTGATGCGCGCGGTGTCCCATCCGCTCAGATCGCCGTTGAAATCGGCGATGTGGAACATGCGGGAGATGTTGGTGACATTGGCCAGATCGAGTGCAGAGAGATCGACGCCGATATTGGCTTCCTCGAAAAGGCCCGACAGATCGATGACCTGCGGTGGGATCTTTGCGTTGATCACCGAGAGGTTGGGCGAGGTCCGCATCAGCGCTCGGCGCAGCGAGATCAGCCCGAGCTTGAAGCCGAAACTGTCAACGCGCAGGAGGCCAGTCTGATCCACGTCACCGCCGTAATGGGTCAGGTCCCCGGAGATGGTGACCGTGACCGGGTCGGTCACGCTGCCGGCGTATTGGTGGCTGCGGCTGCCGCGTGAGGTGAAGGTCTCGGTTTGCCCATCGCCCCAATCCACAGTGACGTTTACCGTCGCAGTACTGCTTTCCAGGCCCAGGGGCAGATGGATGGTGCGGTTGATGGCGAGGTTGGGATCATAGACCAGCACGATCGAGGCGGCGCCGTTGAACACCGATGCCAGCTCGGTCCAGTCGGTATAGGTGATGGCGCCGGCCTGGTTGGGCCGGCCACCATAGCGGGCGCGCCAGAGATACTCCTGGCCTTCGGCGAGGCTCGACGGGATGGTGACCGAGGCGCCGGTCAGGTCTGTGACGGTCTCGATGGGCGTATTGGTATCGCCCGGCAGGAAGAATTCGACCTGCGTTTCCACATAGAGGAACCCGAAGGCGGACTCGAAGGGCGTGATGTCGACGGTGCCGGAGGTGATGCCATCGCGGGTAACCGGCATCGGGATGGTGATGAAGTCGGGATAGACCTGTTTGAACGGGGTCGAGAAATCCGACTGCTGGCCCTCGGTGCCGTAGTAGAGCGCGCGCCACCAGAACTCCTGGCCGGGCACCAGCCCGTCTTCGGGGAAGAGCGTGGTGTAGCTGCTGACTTCGCCGGTCAGGGTCTTGGTGAAAAGCGGCGCGTCAAATCCGCTCTCACTTGCGGCGACCTCGAAGAGCGCGCCGACCTGGCTGAGGCCTGCGGGGCTGTAGAACTGCGTGAGCCGCAGCTGCATCTGCTCAAAGGCTGTGGTCGGCACGAGGGCCGAGGGGCGTGCGATGATCACATCCTCGGAGGGCACGACCCAGTCGACACCGTCGCTGTAGTAGAACTGGCGATCATTGCCATAGGCCATGGCGCCTTCGAACAGCGCCGGGTCGAAATCGTTGTCGATCGGCGCGGTGATGGGCAGCAAGGGGCCAGCGGTCACGCTGCGGCCGGAGAGCAGCGGCCGGTGACCCAGGAAGCGGGTGTCCATGGATGGGGGCTTTCGGTTTGGAGAAAAGAAGTCACGCCCGGTCCAGTCGGACGCGCTTTGCACCGACTTACGCGGGCTGGTGTTCTTCGATCGCGCCTTGCGCAGCGGCGCCGGTGATCTGCAGCAGGTCCGGGGCGCTCGCGCGGATTTGCAGCGCGTCGCCGGTCTCTGATGTAGGGTCGAGCTTCAGGAGCCGTTGGCCTGGGATCGGATGCGTGTAGGTCTCGCGCTTGGGGATCGTGACCGCGGCTTGCTCGATCAAGGTGATGCCATCTTCCAACAGGGTGCGGATCTCGACCGTGTGGCTGGCGTTCGGATCCGTGTTGAAGATCATCAGAGGCGCGAGGAACAGCACCTGGCCGGGCTGGATGCGGCGGTTCGAGTCGTTGGGATCGCGGAACTCCGATGGCCAAGCCTGCTGCGGGTCCGGCACGGAAAAGTCAGGCGCGGCAACAAGCGTGGTCCAGAGGTCTGGGACATCGACCATCTGGATGCGGATGGGGCGGGCGACGGCGGGTTGGGCGGTGAGAATGCGAGCCATCAGCTTTGGCCTCCCATGATGATGGCGGCCTCAAAGGCCAACGGGTTGACGGTGCGGGGGATGGGTGGGCCCTCGAGCTTGCCCGTGAGCGGGTTCACCAGCGCGCCGCCGGTGAAATACTGTTTCCCGCGGTCATCCACGCCAGAGAAGGTCACGCGACCGAGATCGCGTTCCACGATCGTGTCGGGCACTTCGCGGGTGCGCCGGATGAAGGCACGGCGGTTCACGCCGCCGAAGGGGAAGTTGAACTGCTGCGCCGTGGCGCTGATCTGCGAGGGCTTGGTGGTGAAGCGCGGGGATTGGACCGTGGCGATCAGGGCGCCGAGGAGGCCGGTGGCCATAGCCTCTGCAGCGCCAGACATCGACAAACTCGATAGAGCGCTGCGCATGCCCTGCCAGCCGGCGATGAAGGAGGCGGGCACAGCGCCAACAAACTGACCTTGCGGGTAGAGGCCCCTGACAAAGAAAGCGGTGGCCTCTTCCTGACCAGCGGCGAGGTCCCAGTAGAATGCGTCAACAAGATACCCGGCATCGCGCCGGGTGCTGGCCTCGTCTGTGACGCCGGCGAAACCGGCAGACACAACGCCGTCCCAGGAGGCTTGTTCGAGGGTTGGCTTGGCTGCGAGGAGGACATCGGCAGCGGCTGTGTCGACAACAACCGGGCCTGCCGTCTGCTCCGGCCTGATCGCATCCACGGTGCCTTCGGCCCAAAGCGTGTAATCGCCGAACTGGCAGGCGCAGTTGTTAAGTAGAAGTTCGCCTCCGGATTGGGCCAGGAAATGCTTGTGGGGCCAGATCGAGATCGTGTTGAGCCCGTTGATGAACGCGCCGTTGCGCGCCACGTAGCCCACGCCGTTGGGTGCGGAAGTCGTGCTCGACTCTATCATGATTTGCGGAAAAGCGGAAAACGGGTTCACGACAGACGCATCTGCCAGCGCAATGCCCGGCCCGCGAGGCACCAATGGGTTGCCAGCGTCCGGATCCAGCGCAGCTGGGATCACCTCCGGGTCGCCGGGGCGGTAGGCCACACAGTGGTCGATATAGACCGCGCGGTTGATCATCGCGCCGGGGCGAAAGGCAGCGAGGAACCCAACAGTGGGGTTCGCGAAATCATCGACCCGAAATCCCCTCGAGGACAGGTTGCGGATCATGCCGCCGCCAAGCCGGAATACGTTGCGTTCCTCGAAGCCGTCCATGGGGATGATTTGCACCGAGCGTTGACCAAAGACGCCGGCAACCTCGGTGACATTGTCGGGCACCTCGATGCTGCCCTCGGTGGGGTAAGTGCCGGGATAAATTGCAATGGAGTATTGCGTGTCCGGGTCGGCAGCCGCGGTTGCTGTCGCTTGCTCGATTGAGCGGAACGGATCGCGCACATCGCGGCCGCCATTCGTGTCGGCCCCACCGCTCGCGACAAAGATCGTCTGTGCGATCTCAGCCGGCGCCACCCAGTCGACTGGGATCAGGGTCGCGGGGTCGGGTTGGTAGAGCCCCGGTTCTGGTCCATCTTGCGTCGTCGGTGTGATCGGGATCGGCGGGATCACGCGCTCGGGCCATTGGAAGCCTTCGGGAAACAGCACATCCGACGCGTCGATCTCTTCCGTGCTGAGGCTTTTGGCCGGAACCTCCATGCAGGCACAAATCTCGATATCCGTGGCATGGCCCGTGCCGAAGACCTCGACCCAAGGCCGGACGTAGCGCGCATCGAGCGGGGCTTCGAGTTCTGCCCGGGCCATCCCAAGTGGGCCAATCAACCGCGATGCGGGCCGGCGACCGCTCTCGACCAAAAGATCAGTATCGGTGGTGATCAAACGGCGCGCCAGGACCATCTTGTTGGCGTCAAGCCAGTCGACTCCTGCGCTGACGGCATCATTGGCCGGATCGGGACCGTCGGCATGGCGGCGCCAGGCGACATGCCAGAACACGATCCGGGCGGGTTCCAGCGCCACCGGATGGAGCGCCATGACGAGGCCCGGTCCCGTGAAGCGGACCACCTTGCCATCGGCGCCGATCGCGACGGAGCCGGTACCAAGGTCAAACAGGTGAGGCGCATCGCCGGGGCGATGGTCCAGGAGGCGTGGCATATGCATGGGTGGTGGTCCTAACGGAGGCGGAGTTCGACCAATGGGATTTGGGGAATGGATCCGAGGGTCTCGATATCGAGCGTGACGTCGAGCCTGTCGGTGTCGAAGCGTACCGGAACATCGAAGGCGAAACCCGCGGTGATGGTTGCGCCGGGCTCCGGCGCGGTCTCATAGGTGATGAGGCCAGTGGTTGCGTCCACGGACCAGCCACTGCGCCATTCCGTGCCCGCGACGGCGACTCGCACACTGTCAACGACCGGCTTGTTGATCACACGGGTCCAGATATGGGCCTCGGCGCCATACTGTTTCGCCAACTGAAACGATGTGTTGGTGCCGTCTCCAGTTCCGATCACTTGGTCCAGCTCGGTGACCGGCTTCGAAGGCAGGCTCGATTTGTAATCCGACCAGTCCTTGAACCGGAAGCCGTAGAGCGGGCCCAAGCGGGCCTCGAAGAACGCAACGACGGCGGCCAGATCATCGGCGCGGCGAATGCCGTAGGACACATCAAACCGCCGCCGCGAGTCGGCCCAGGACGCGTTGCGTTCCTCGTGCCCTGACGCGAGCGCCACGATCTGCGTGCGCCGCTCCGGGCCGCCACGGGCTCCACGCGAGATGTTGTCCGGAAACCGGACCTCGTGAAATGCCATAGTTGGTCCTCACATACCCCGGCGCCCGAGCGACACGGCCCGCGCGATGTCAGCCGCGACCTGCGTGCGCGATTGCCGGAAACTCTCCACGTCGCGCGTCATGATCGTGATGTTGACCGGGGGCGTAGCGCTTGCTGCGCCATAAGCCGCTGCTTCGCGTCGGGAGAGCACGCGCTCACCGCGCTGCAGGATCGCAGGCACCTCGTCGGGCTTCAGGCCGGCCCAGCCGCCGCTGTGCATCCGTGGAGCGTCGGCGAAGACCGCCTGCGGCACCAGCATCGTGGGCGCAGGTGCGCCAACCCTCCCGCCCGCGTGAAAGACCTTTGCGAATATTCCGCCGCCGAGCGCGCCGGACAAAGTGTTGGCCAAGGGACCAAGAATGAAGCGCCGCGCCGCGAGCTTGGCGAGGTCGGCAATCAGCGAGGTGACCAGGCTTCGGAAATCCAGCTTGCCAGTCTTCACGAACTCGCCGATCGCATTCTCGGCGGATTGGAACGCCCCAACCAGCGCGTTGCCGATATCGCCGCTGATATCGCGGGCGCGGGATGCATAGTCGGAGAGCGCGGCAGACACGGCTTGCCAGCCGGAGGCCGCGGCTTGGGTGCTTTCCGCGGCACGGTCAGCCGCTTGGGCAGCGGCATCCCCCGCGGCAGCGGCGGCACTGCCAGCCCCTCCGGCGGCCCTCGCGGTTTCGTGCAGCTCCTGTTCGAACGCATCAGTCGCACTGGCGGCCTCCGTCATGGCCGTTTCCGCTTGGCTGCCCGTTCGGCTCAGCACTGAGCGCAATTGATCCCAGGCCGCGAGTGGGCGGCTCGCCGCGTCAGACAGCATGCCGGCGGCTTCGCGATATCCGTCTGCGCGGGCGCGGGCTTCATCGGCGCGGCTGCTCAGGCCAAGATCAGGTGTTTCCAGATAGGTCTGGGACAGCGCCGCTGAAAACGCGTCTGCTGCAGCACTACCGGCTGCTGCAGCTGCCCCCTCGAACGGATTGTTGATCTGGCCGAGATTGACTTCGTCCAGTGTGCCGATCTGAACGCCGCCTTCCCCGACCGCCCAGTCGGGCAGGAACGACAGCGCGTCGTTCAGGCCCGAGATGAACCGGTTGATGCGCGTAACGACCCCGTTGAGCATGGCTTCCACGCCAGCAATCAGGCCGTTCGCCGCCTGGAAGGCAAAATCCCCGATCGCATCCGGCAGGTTGCCCCAGATCGACACCGCGGCATCGTAGGCGCCTTGGAATACGGCGGCAGTCCTATCTCCGAAGGACGTGACAGCCTCGATCAAACTCTCAAGCGCTTCAAATCCGGCCGCCCGCAGCTCGTTCCAACCTGCCGCCATGCTGGCCAAGGCCTGATCGAGGGTCAGCCCGACCCGCGTCCAGACCTCCGAGGCAAGCTCTCCGACCAACCGCATTGCCTCGCCAAAGCTGCCGGTGGCCGACACAAGCCGGGTGAACTGATAGATCAGTTCCCCTGCTCCAATGATCACAGCGCCAATGCCGGTGCGGATCAGGGCACCCCGCAGAACAACAAGGGCTGTCGCAAGCCCGCGGACAGAAATAGCCGCAGCGGCGAAACCAGCCATCCAACGCCCGGCGAGGAAGGCGGCGAAGGTTGCAGCGTAGGTGGTCAGGCGGCTGAGATTGTCGAACAAACTCGTGATGGCCTGACCGAGCGGCCCGGTGCGGCTCGCTACCCGCGCCATGGCCTCGGCGACGCTCTCCAAGGCTGGCGCTGCGGCAACGGCCAGCTGGTTGGCGAGGCCGCGCCAGACGAGGCCGAGGCGCGAGAGCGCGTCATTGGTCCGCTCGATCTGCTCGGCATCCTGTTCTGAGACCACCACGCCAAAGGCGATCACATCCTCCGTTGCCTGACGCAGCGTCGCCGTGTCGATGCGCGACATCGCGATCGAGCCTTCCTCGCCAAAGAGCTGGCCTGCAACAGCTGCGCGCTCGGCTGCGGGCACGAACTCTTCGATGGCAGCATTGATCGCGCCGACCCGTTGGTCCAGCGGCATGGCCATCAGGTCCTGGACCGAGAGACCCAGTCGGTCGAGCGCATCAGCCGCCGGACCGCCGCCCGCGGCAGCCTGGCTCAGGCGCCGGGTCAGGTCCTTCGTGGCCTGCTCGATGCCGGACATGGACACGCCCGCCAGTTCGCCCGCGCGCTCCAGCGTCTGGATCGAGGCGACGGTCGTCCCGAGCGATTGCGCGAGCTTGGCTTGGGCGTCGACCGTTTGCAGACCCGACCGGATGAGGGCTGCGCCAGCAGCCGTGGCAGCGGCAACGGCGGTGGCCATTTCCACGCGCAGGCGCCGCGTGAAACCGGACAGCCGCCGATTGGCCGCCTCCATCTCGCGGCTCAGGCGGCCAAAGCCGCGGCGGCCAGCCTCACCGACACCTTCCAGCTCGGCGCGCACTTGGCGGCCACCGGTGGCGCCGAGGCGGACAGAAACCTTCTTCTCAGCCATCGCGCTTGTCCATTTGTTCGTTGGTCTTTGTGACCATGACCGCTTCGATCACAGGCAATAGTTCAGCCGCAGCCACGGTCGGCACCCCCAGAGCCTCGGCCATGGCCAGCGCAGCGGTAAAATCCCAGCCCGTCACCGCGCCGGGCAGCACTCGGATTTGGCCACCAAGGCGGCCGACGAGATCCCAGACCTGCTCGCCTTCAAAAGTCAGCGGTTGGTTTTGGAGCGTCGGGCAGTCTTCGCAGCTTTGCGAACAGGCTTGGCAGTATCGCTCGCCCCCGCCGAAGACCCAGTCGGCAAGGGCGCGGAGGCGTTTTTTTCCTGTTCCAGAAGAAGGCCTTTGGAGACGTAACGCAACTGGAAGGCCTCGAAGATCGGCCAGATGTCGAGTAGCGCATCGATATGGGCTGGACTTGGATCGACCGGGTTTCCCTCGGCATCACCGACACCCTCCCATGCAAGGATCGCGCGCCGGGCCAGCGCCTTGGCGAAGATCAGGGCGCGTTCTTCTTCAGAAACCTCGTCGGCGCCGTATGATGGAGCGTCAGCCAAATGCATCTCCGCGTCTTCAGTTGCGAAGGGAATAGTCGACTCGAAGGCCGGCTCCGGCAGGGCGGCCACGGCGGGGTCTTTCCGCGTCGCCACCATCAGCGCCGTCGTGAGTGGCCGCAGCTGCACCCGCACGCCGGGCGCGAGCTCCACCCAGCGCGGGTCATTCGTGAGATCAAGGGTCAGCATTACAGGGTCTCGGTGTTGTTGATGAGGGTCACGGTGCACATGCGGTCCAGGGCAGTGTCGCGCGCCGCTTGCCAGTCGAAGCTCGCCTGCACGCCTTGGGGGCCGTTGATCTCGATCCGGGGGCGCGGGAGATAGACGGCGTGCACGGTGAAGGTGAGCGCCTCGCCGGTGGGCAGGCTGTACCCGAAGACCATCTCGCAGGGCTCGCCATTGATCGCTTGGTCCACCAGCGTGCTGTCGGCAAAGCGCACCTCGATCGACCCGGTCAGCGCGGCAATCGTCGGATCCGCGCCATCGATGCGGCCATCGGCCCGGATAGTCTCGATCCGATCGAGATTGTTGGCATAGGTGATGTCCACGGAGACGACGTTGCCGAGGTCCGTGCCGTTGCGAGTGATGGAGCCGTTGAAATGCCCGAAGCGCTTCAGCGCGATATCAGCGAGCGTCCCGGCCTGAGAGGTGGTGTCCACCGCCTCGCCTTGGGCCACCAGTCGCGCGGTGGCCGTCAGCAACCCGGACCTCTGCATCTGCCAGGTCAACTGATCGACGACACAGCCCGAATACATTGCATATCGAGGCACCTCCGGCATGCCGGTCTCGATCGACAGGCTCGGCAGGTCCCAATTGCCTGAGCGAAACTCATGGGTGAACGGGCCCGGCGCTGTGCCGGTCGTGGTTGGCTGACCGAAGGCCGCCTTGAGCCAGATCCCGAACGCTTCCGCGTCGATCGGCACGACGACATCGCCATCGGCTGTCACCGCATCCTTGATCGGCGCGAGCGGATCCCGGCCATAGCCGAGCAGTTCCGAGTTCAGGAGCGGCTGCTCTGCGCCGAGCGTACTGCTGGCAAAGGGCATCATGGTGAAGCCGCCTGCCGGCGCCACGCCATAGGTCGTCTCGAACGCAAGCGCCATCTGCGCCCGCGCCCCTTGGGCTCGTGCCATCGTGTTCTCCTCGGGTTGTCGGGGTCAGGCCAGTGGGTCGGCCGTGGCGTAGTGCAACACGACCGGGATTACCGCCGCTTTGAGTGCGGCCGCGCCTTCAATCGGCAAGTCGACCGGCCGGGGTGCCTCAGCCTCGATCCAGTCGCACAGGCCGCCAAGCGTCCGGTCGGCGGTGAGCGCAACGCCGACGCGAGCCGTCAGCGCATCAAAGGTAGGGTCACGGTCAGCACTTTGTACAACTGCCTCGATCTCTGCCCGGTGCTGATAGTGGTAGGCCAGCGGCGAAAGGGTGACCTCCGGCTCGCCTGGCTCGCCGTCGCGCAGGATCAGCAGGCCTTCCGCCGGCACGCGCTCGGGCAGGACATCGCCGCGCAGGGCGGTGGCGGGCAGCGCCGAGAGCCGCGCATGCAGCGCGGTGAGGATGGTTTCGCGGTGGGAGGGCATCTCGTAGAAAACCTCGGGTAATTCGGCGCAGACCCTCATTTTGGGTTGCGCTATCGGCACCAATTCAATTCACATTCCCTTGAGGAACGGTTAGTCACCGGGCGCACGACCAGAAGTTGGCTGTCGACGCGTTCCTTCGCACTTGTTTTGACAGATTATCGGACACCAATGACCCTTCGATTTCTTTGCGGCGCGCTGATCGTTGCCGTGCTAGCTTCCTGCAACTCGACCAGCACGTCCCGCACTGATCAATCTCGCTATCAGGCATCCGACGGCACCTCGACGATTTCCTGGACGCGCTTTAATCCGCCACACTTGGGCATCGCAGGCGACACCACGTATATCGTCACGCGAGCGAGCCAAGGTTCGATCGTGTTGTCGAACGGCATGACAGTCCCTGGCGGGAATTGCATGCAACTGATTTACGATCAGGTCCCCAACTCCACCAATCTGCACAACGAGTGCGTGGCCCGCCAAAGGCAGGCTCCGCAATCGAGTTTACCAGATTTCATCCGTCTCGCCGAACGTGCCGTGCGTGCAGACGGGCGCTGCCAATGGCTCGGATACGATCCAGCCTTCGATATGCAAATCCGTCGTACCGGGGCCTTGGCGTCAGCATCAGACGCTCGACTGTTCTTTACGCGCATGCGCTGCATGTAATGCGCTGAGCATTTGAGGAACCATGGCGCAGCCCATGATGTGACGGCACCTCAATTCACGACCCGCGGTCGTAGCAAGCCGTCGGAATCAAGTTTCAACGCACTGCGCCAAAGAGGTGTCTTGAACACATAGCACACGGGCATGTCATCCACAGTTTCGCGACTCTCCGTAACCAAGCCGGCCCATTGGAGGGGCCGAAGGATGCAGGAGGAGAACGCTGCCATCTCTCTCCAGCCCGCTGTATGCCAGTCCTGCGGTTCGCCGTAAAAGGCCTCGAACAAGGCCGCTTCTGTTGTCCCTTCGTTGGCCTCGACATTGATCACGTTCAACCAAACATCCCACTTCCCAAAGGGCATTTCGGGAAATCTTGAGTAGGATGCGTGATCGATTTGGAACATGAAATACGGGATCAGTTCACCGAACAACTGCCCGGGATGTTCTGCCAGTTCCAAGCCACGCTTGGTCAATCGAAACTCTCCCTTGATATGCCGTCCAAGGCGCATCGACGTCAGAAGGAAATGCAAAACATCAAGGGGAGGAAACTCGTGCTCATTGACGACCTTATTGTACCGAAACATCTCCTCGGCGCCGGCACCGGGCCAGTCGAAATTTTCGATGGCCCAGTGAACGAAAACACGCTTGAACGCGCCTGTTTTTGTAAGCCCAATAGGGCCTCGCGTCTGTACATATCGCAGCGTCAACAGAGCGGCCTTCAGCAGGGGCGAAATGGCCAGATCAGGATGATCATTGGCGAGCGTTCGGAACAAAACCATGCCGCAACGGTGACACAGATCCGCCGGTAATTCCATTGGGTTCCGCGCCACCAATCGATCTCAAGACCGCCCCCTCACCCAATTCGCGACGATTGCCGCCAGCACCATACCCTGCACGCGTTCGGCCTCCTGAGCCAGATCCAGCCGCTTTGAGAGCTTCACCTGCGGCACCAGCAGAAAGATCGGCACGGTGGTGCGCCCACGGCCTGTCTTGGAGCGCGATGCCACGCCAAGACCCCGGCTGTTCAACCGTCCATCAGCGACCAGCAAGCTTGGCCCGCGCCGCCGATAGACAAAACGCAGCCGCAGCCCCCGCCGCTGCTCCCATTCTCCCGGTGTGATGCGCCCACCCCGAAACCCGTTCCCAGCGGCGGGCGTCGGGATGGCAAGATAGAAGCCATCCTTCGACCGGATCAGCGGCCCCGTGTCATGGGCTCCGACAATCGTAGGCGCCTTGGACCAGACAAATGCCGCCGCGTTCAAGCTCTCCCCCGCCTTCGGATACGTCGCGCTGCGGATCGTGTTGGCAAGCCGCTGCCCCAACCCTGCGCCGGTGATGTCCCGCCGCCACGCCGTTTTGAGCTCCTTGCTAGCCTCGCGCATAGCCGCTGTTACGGCCTTTTCGCCGGCGAGGACCTCCGCGCGCATGATGGCTTGGATATCGGGGCTGATCTCTAGGGTGAGTTTCATGGGATCAGGCAGGCCTCAGATCGATGGTCCACACCAGCCGCTCGCGATCGCGCACGGGCTCGCCCTGGATCAGGAACCCCGTGCCCCCGAGTTCAATGCGATCGCCGGGGCGCGGGTTGGGCACTTCCGCGACCAGCAGATCGAGCCTCGTGGTCTCTGACCAGATCCGGGCCTCGCCAAAACCGGAGATGTCGTCCGCGCGGCGCGTAACCACGCGGACAAGCTGCGGTGCGCTGCCCGCCGCCGTATAGACAGCATCCTCGGCCAGATGCGCATCGGCGAACAGCACCTCCAGCGCGTCAGCGAAAGCGCTCATCAGGTCCGCCGCGCCGAGCGCAGCACCTGCGGGCGGGTGCAGATCGGCAGCGGGTTGCTTTCGATCTCGAGGCGCACCCATTCATCGCGGTCGCGATCGGGGATCATGCGCGCGTAAAGCGGCAGGCCCATGGTGTTGACTGTCTCGAACGTATCGGCCGGCGCGTAGTAGATCTCGAAAAGCCCCTCGACGCCTTCGGGATAGAAATAGGCCTTGTCCGTCGGCACGCCGAAGCCCAGGCCACCGCGATAGCGGCGGAAGGTGATGCCGCCAAAGCTGACCTCTTCGCCCACGCGGCCGCGCAGATCGGCAGCAGCTGCGGTGTTGAGATAGGTCTCGCGCACCTCCTTATGGGCCACGAGATCAGCAAAGAAGGCCGAGCCGCATTCCGCGCGGAGTTGGACCTGACCGGCAGCCAGCCCGCCGAGGCTGTCTTCCACGCTTTCGATCATGGCCTGACAGCGTTTGCGCAGGGCGCCCGAGCCGGGGCTCGTATTGTCGAGATCGAAGTCCACCTCCGTGGCCGGGGTGATGCCGAACTCGGCGTAGTAATCGATGACCGTCGCCCCATCCTTGGGGTCCTTCACCACGCCCTGAATGCCGTTGAAGAGGTGGAACTCGAAGGTGGCCTCGGCGTCGTTGCGCAAACGGCCCATCTTTCGCGCGACCTCGGCCTGGACCTGTTGCGTTGCGGTTTCCGAGCCGAAGTCGCGGATACCCTGGATTTCCGAGGCCCAGAGCACGTCCTGTTTCTTGAACTGGCGGCAGACAAAGGCCCGCATCTCGCGGCGCTCGGGGACCTGCTGCTCATAGGCAGAGCCGCGTTCCGAGAACGGGATCAGCGACAGCGTGCCATCACGGCTTTCGATCATCACCGTCCGGGATCGTACGCCGCGGGAGCCGAACAGCCCGGCGCCGGATAGGATCGCGGGTTTGAATGGGATGTTTTCGAGCGCACGGGTCAGCTCGATGATGGAGAAGGCATCGCCTTCGAAGATGTCCATGGTGGCCAAGGGAGCCTCCTGTCTGGCTATGGGTCAATCGTGTTGAAAAGGGCGACGCGTTTTGCGTCAGCGCACGAGAATGCCGGCATCCATGAGCGCGGCATGGGCGGCAGTGATTTCCGCCTCAGACGGTGTGCCGCCAAAGACGAGATCGTGGCGGTTAACGATTGCGGGGCCGCGGACCAGCGCGACGGCAGGCACATCGGCGGCGCTGGCATCGACCTTGCCCCAGAGGACGGCCACGGCGGTCTCGGTGCCATCGACGGCCGCAGGATCATGGGCGGCATAGCTGCCCGAGGCCGTGATCTTGCCAAGAACGGTGCCGGCCGCGAGCAAGCCCGCGCCAGAAGCAACCGTGATTGTCTCGCGGGTATAGTCGCGGAAGGCTTCCCAAACGAGAAAGCCGCCGGGATGGGTGGTCTCGGTGAGCGTGGTCATGGTCTGTTATCCTTTTTTCGGGAAGGTGCGGGCGATCACCTCGCCCCAGGCTTGGGTGGAGCTGTGTGGTCCCGGCTGCGCGTGGGAACTGCTGATCTCAGGGGCGGTGTCGGCCTTCAGCGCCAAGAGGCGCGCGCGGACGTCATCAAGGCTCGCCTCGTCTTCAAGAAACCGCCCCGCCATTTGCGGCTGGCCCGCGAGGCGGCAGAGGTCGATCACGGCCCGGGCGTGAGCCATGGCCTCGGAGCGAATGGCGCTGGCCTCCGGAGCAGTGTTATCGACTGCAACACTGCTCGCTGACGGGATGGAGGAGCGGGAGTTCCAGTCGGAAACACCCGCGCCTGACCCGATCGGCGCCGATGGATCCTCTGCTGGCGTTGCGGTGTCGACTGGAGTGATGGTGTCTTCCCCAACATCACTGTCGGGTTCCGCCGCCGACGTTGCCTCCGTCGGCTGATCCGGGTCTGCTTCAAAGCCGTTGGAGGCGGCAACGGCCTCTGTGACGGCCTCCGCCAGTTCCGGCGGCGCGTTGCGGAACCGGGTCACGTCAAAGGACGCAACAAGCTTCACCGGCTCCGCGATCTGATCGGCAAAGCCCATCTCCACCGCGTCGGCTGCGTCCAGCCAGGTTTCTGCCGCAAGCAGCGCGGCGATCTCCGTGTCGGGTTTGCCGGACTTGGCCGCATAGCCCTGGATCAGGCTGGCCTTCACTTTGTCGAGCGCCTCGGCCGTCGCACGCATATCCTCGGCCGTGCCCATCACGAGGCCAGACGGGTCATGGATCATCAGGAAGGCGTTTTCCGGCATGGTGACGGTATCACCGGCCATGGCGATATAGCTCGCCGCGGAGGCGGCGATGCCATCGATCCAGACGTTCACCGGGCCGGCATGGCGCTTCAGGGCATTGTAGATCGCGACCGCGTCAAAGACCGAACCACCGGGGCTGTTGATGCGCAGATCGATGGAGGCATCGTCCGGCAAGGCACCAAGCTCGGCCAGAAAGCCTTTCGCGCTGACGCCATAAGCGCCGATCTCGTCATAGATCAGCACTTCCGTGCCGGTCGCCCGGGCGCGGATCGTGTACCAGGATTGCATGGGATTACTCCTCAGGGGTTGTGGACGCGCTGCGGCCGTCCTCATTGGGCTCCGAGGTCTCAGGGCCTGAAGTGTCGGGATCGGCAGGGGCCTGCGGCGTTGCTTGCGCCCCTTGGGTCTCGCCGGGACTTGTCCGGTAGCGCAGGCCAAGTGCTGCGGCGCGCTTGGCATCGGCCGCGTTCTCGCGATCGACCTCTTCGATGTCGTAGCCTGTGGCCTCGACCACCTTGCGCCGCGAGGTCAGGCCAGCCTCCATCGCCAGAACCTGCGCCTGAATATCCTTCAGCGGATCGACCCAATCCCACCGCGGCGGGATCCATTGCACCGGATAGAGCGCGGTGAGGTCGCGAGCCTCTAGCGCCCCGGACAGCATCGCCGTTTCCAACCAGCGCCGCCAGATCGGGCGGCAGAGCTGCGGCGCCAGCACCCCGTGCTGCAATTGGCCGATGCGGCGGCGGAATTCCACGATCTCGGCGCGCAAGGATGAATAGTTCGCCTGACGGACATCACCCGTGACCAAATGATACGGCAGGCCAAGCGAGGCCGAGACCGCGAGCAGCGTGCGGTATTGAAACGCCTCATAACCCCCGCCCACATCGGCCGGGCTGGAAAACGTCACGTCCTCGCCGGGCAGCAGCACCTGCATCGTCCCGGGCTCAAGGCTGGCAATGCCGGTGCCATCCTCAGCATCCTCAACCTCACCCATCATGGGCTCTTCCGGCGCCGCCTTGGTGATGAAGCCCGCGAACATCGCGGCCGTCTTTTTGCGATCCAGCTCGGCGTCGTCATACTGATCAAGCAGGAACAGCCGCACCATGGCCGGCGCGATATGCGGCAGGCCTCGGATCTGGCCGGCATCGATGGGCCGGTAGACATGCAGCACATCCGCGGCCGGCACCCGCGTGTATTCCGGGATCACCTGCCCCCGATCCGTGTGATCGCCGGGATGGCGGCGGCGGAAGTGATAGGCGACCCGACGCCCGATCCCGTCAAACTCGATCCCGCAGCGGATGCGGTTGCCATTGACTGCTACTTCCGTTTTCTCGAAAGGGAGCATTTCCGCCTGCAAAAGTTGCATCTGTAGCGGCACTATCAGCCGATCTTCCGGCCGGCGCGGGCGCAGGCGGATGAAGCATTCGCCGGCTACGAACATCTCGCGTGCGACCAGCGCCTGCAGCCCGTAGAAATCCGTCAGCCCGTCTGCATCCGCCTCGTCGGTCCAGGCCAGCCAGAGCTGCTGGACCCTGTCGCGAAGGTCGGCGTCCGCAATCAGTGAGGATGGCTTGATCCCGTCACCGACGAGGTTCGCCGCAAAGGCCTCACAGGCATTGGCCGCATAGCCGTTGGTGACCACCAATTCCCGCGAGCGCGCCAGAAGCTTTGGGCCACCCGACGCGACCAGCGCGTTGATGTTTTCCAGCGGCGGGTTCCAGCCGCGCAGACGGCGCTTTGCCATCGCGCCTTCCAGCCGCGCGCGCATGGCGTCAGGGCCGCCGGTTGCCCGGCGGCGGAACAGATCGAACATGCCCATCGGTCACAGGCCTTTCGAACTCGTAACGCGCACGTGCCGGATCAGCTTGCGCCCCTCGGCCACAGCGATCTCGCGGTCCAGCGCCTCTATGGCGCGATCAATCTCAGCCATGCTACGATAGTCCACCGTCTTGCCGTCATAGCTGACCCGGGCCACGCCAGACGCGCGCTGCGCCGAGAGCGCCTCGCGGCGTGCACGGAGATCGGTGAGAGTTGGCATGTCATCTCCAAATGCGCCATTGACATATGCGCCAATGGCGCACATTTAGAGCTATGGCGATCATCACAGTTGTCGAAACGCCCGAGTTCCAAAAACGCGCGCGTGCGATCATGAGCGATGCAGAGCGTCACGAATTGATTGATTTCGTCGCGCGCAATCCTCTGGCCGGGACCTCCATAGGGGGCGGCGTGCGAAAGTTCAGGTTTGCACGCGACGGCTCCGGCAAAAGTGGGGGCTACCGCGTGATCCATTTCTATAGCCCGGATGATGCCACGCCGATCTTTCTGATCACGGTGTTCGCCAAGAACGAGAAGGCAAACCTCACAAAGACCGAGACAGAGACCGTGAAAGCCCTCGGCAAGCTTCTTGCCGACAGTTACAGGAGCCGCCCATGACGGACGCATTCAAAAGCATCGAACAAGGCCTCAAGGAGGCGATCGGCCATGCGCAGGGCGAGACGACCGCCAAGGTCCACGAAGTCAACGTACCAGAGGACCCAGATGTACAGTCAATCCGGGCCAAAACCGGTCTATCCCAAGCCCAGTTCGCCAAGAGCATCGGCGTCAGGAAAGCCACTCTGCTCAACTGGGAGCAGCGCCGCCGCCAACCGGAAGGACCGGCGCGTGTCCTTTTGGCCTTGATCGCCAAGGATCCCGGGATCGTGCAGCGCACCCTTTCCAACTGATCACCCCATGTAACTCGACCTCACCGCCCGCCGGCGCGGGGTGCGCCGGCCACCGGGGACGCCGTTGGCATCCGGGCTGCGCCGCTCCACCGCCGGGGCTACTTCCAATTGCGCGACCAGTTCCGCCCACCGCGCCTCCGGCCAGCGGTCCGCGCCGAGGATCCACGCCGCGGCCCGGGCATAGACCCGGCAATCCAGCGCCTCGTTGCGCTCGCGCAGTTTTTGCCATTCCAGCTTCTGGAACCCGCGCTTGGTTTTCACGGTCACGAGCTGCTCCGCCGTCAGCTGCTTGAGCCATTCGGCATCGGACCAGCCCGGCAGGTGAACTAGACCTGGGGAAGTGCGTTCACCGCCTGCCGGGCTGGTCTCAGGCGGGTCCTGCCGCAAGAAACGGTAGGTTTCTGCCTTGAACGTCGAGGTTGCCACAGTCCAAAGCCGCGCGCCACGGCGAAGTCGCTTGCCCCCGATTGTCGCGTCCACATAGGTCGGCCCCGTCACCGGGCTCGCCCGGTTGAACCCCTCCACGCCCTTGACCGGCGCGACTTGTCCAAAACCCGCCTGCCGCGCCCAGGCATAGACCGCGCTGGTCTCGAACCCAGTGTCTATCGCTAGCCGCGCGATAGTCATTGCCGTTCCGTTCTCATGCACCCATGTGCGCCCGAGCAGCTCGCTGAGCCGTTGCCAGCAGGCCGGATCCGCAGGGCCGCCCTCAAGCACGACATGGTCCACAAGCCAGCTTTCCAGCCCCTTGCCCCAAGCCCAGATATCGACCTCGATCCGGTCCTTCTGCACATCGGCACCCGCTGTCAGGAACAGCCCGCGTGAAGGGACAGACTCCGCAGGCCAATCTTCCTTAAGCCCCTGCAGGCGCTGCCAATCCGGCGCCTCGCCGCTCTCCATCCAGGTCTCACCAAGCGACGTGTTCACGAAGGTCTTCATCGCCTCGTCGCCCCCGGCCCGCGCCGACAGAAACGCCCGCGCCATCGCCTCCAGTCGCACCCAGGGCGAATAGATCTCGTTGAGATGGAACCCGGCCGTGCCCTCAAACGGCTTTTCGGCAATCCAGCGCCCCTTTGACACCGCCGCCCATCGCGCTTCATCCCGCCACTTTGCCTCACAGGCTATGCATTCATACCGCGCAGTCTCCGGCTTGTGCCGCCCGTCCTCGGTCTTGTCCCATTTGACCTGATACCATGTCAGCACCTGCTCGGTGCCGCAGTCTGGGCATGGCACCCAGAACCGCCGCTGGTCGCTTTCCTCAAAGGCCGTCTCGATCCGGCTCGCGCCCTTGTTCGTAGGCGTCGAAACCAGCACGATCTTGCGGTTCCAGAACGTGACCGTCCGCTTCTTCGCGAGGTTGACCGGGTCACCCTCTGCGCCGGCGCTGAACGGGTAGCGGTCCACCTCGTCACAGAGAAGCAAACGGATCGGCCGGCTCGCCAGACCAGAGGGCGCGTTCGCCCCCACGATCGTCAGGTGTCCGCCCGGAAACCGCTTGTGTAGGATCTTGTTGTTGCCGTCGCGCGACTTCGGGTTGGCGATCTTGTCCTGCAGGCAGGGCGTGTCCCGCGCCATGGGAGAGAAGCGGTCCTTCGACCAGGTCTCTGCGTCCCGCTCCGTCGGCATCACCACCATGATCGGCGCCGGGTCCTGATCGATGTGATAGCCGACTGCGTTGTTGAGCATCTCCGTGTTATGCGTCGGGATCATGGTCCGCCCGGCCAGATATAGCCGGTTGGGACTGTCGACCTGAATGCACCGGACCGGCACGCTGTCGATCGGTTCGACGGCGACGATCCGACGCCGCTCTGTTTCCGTGGTGCGTCGCCCTTTTCGCGATGCCAGACGCGCCCGTTTCCTCGTCAGCCGGAAGATCGGCTTGTCGTCATAAACCATGAAGGAAAACCGCGTCACCGGTTTGCCGGGGCGGCGTTCACCGTCGATCACGGCCACAGGCTGTTTGACCAGGGGCGTGTATTTGACACCGAGGCTCGCCAGCAACTCGCCAAACCCCTCGGCCAGACGAGGATAGATCGTCGCCAACTCGCAACGTCCGCGATCATCGATATACCCATCGCTGTCCATCAAGCCTTGCAGCAGAGCCAGCCGCTGATCATGCCCGGCGCGCAGGTAGGCGGGTGGGATATGCTTGCCGGTGTTCCGCGTCTTCCGCGATTTGATCAGGCCAAGCTCACGGAGGCGCAGGCTGAACGGTTTGGCCTCGGGCAGCACTGGATCAACAGGCCGGCCATATTGCCACTGCAGACTGAACTGACGCCCGCATTCCGCGCAATTACCTTTTGCATGGCGACCGAGCACATCCATGTCATGCCCGCGGCGGCAGATGTGGTCAGGCCAGGGAAGTATCGGCTTGAGCGTCAGAATATTCGGAAACCGCTTATCCTTGGCCCTGACCTCAACCTCCATGCCGCAGGCGCGAAGGTGATCGGCGATTTCCAGATCATCCATATGGCACGTGATCTGCGAACCGTAGCTATGGCCATCCCCAAGCCAGATGCCCAACACGTAGGGCGGGATCGGCAGATCGCGGTCCGGCAGGTGTAGCGCGCCTGCCACCGGGATGGCATAGCGGTTGCGTTTCTTCGACCCAAAGTAATGCGCAGTCTCAGCAATCTCCCTCGTCGTCAGGACCATGCGATGGCCGGTCATCGAACAGATCCCCCATCGCGTGGCAGGCATGAACATCGGTATCGGACTCGACCGCCCAGAGATGGTCGGCATCGGCAATGATCGAACTGCCATCGGAGAACCGGACCCGGTAACAGGGTCGGTCCAGCATCACGTCCGTGGCCCCTGTCACGCGGCAGGGCGCGCCGGTTTCATCGAACAGCATGTCGCCCACCTGCACCTCACCCATCGTGGTCCAGCCGGTTGGCGTCGGCAGCGGCGTGTCGAGCGCGAGGGCCTTGCCCACCTGCGCACTAGACATAATGACCACATGTTCCGTGGCAGCATCGGAAATGGCCGACATGATCCCGCGCTGGTATTCCGCGCGGCTGGTCCGCCACTGCCCGGGCTCAGCGCTCGCTTCCGAGCTCAGCCGCCGGTTCCGGTCCGCCCAGTCGGAGATCGTCAGCTCCGGCGGCGGCGTCAGCACGGCCAGGGCCCGCTCTACCGTCCGCTTCAGGATCGGCGAGCCCGTCAGGGTCATCTTCGGTTTGGCATTGAACATCGGGCTCTGCGAGATCCTCAAGCACCTCGCAGATCGCCGCGCGGATCAGGCTCCTTGTGTCTGGGATGGTCGCTTGCTCGAAGGCCTGCGGGGCCAGCCGATCGGGCAACGACAACAGCCGCGTGCGCAACAGCGCGAGCACTGCGATCCAGGCGGCTTCCACGTCCGCGGCGTCAATCACGCTGCCGCGTTTCTGCGCGGCTTCCATTTCCGCGAGATCGGCGCGGGCCCGGATGAAGCGCGCGCGTTCCACCGCGTAGTCCGGAGCGCCGGCCTGTGCCTGGACCGCCTGTTCGCGCAGGTAGCGCACATAGCCCCGGACCGACCCGATCAGGTCATACTGCCCCCGCGTGGCCTTTGGGATCACGCCCTCCCGGCTCAGCTGCTGCACCCGGCGCTCGGACAGGTCCAGCAGCTTGGCGATCACCGCCAGGGGTTGGGTCGCAGCAGCCATGATGTGATCCGGTTATGGAGATTAAAGCAATGATATCGCGCCGAATTCCGTTGATGATGCTGCCCAGCAGAGCAACTCTGGGGGCCACGCAAAAGGGTGCATCGCGCGCCTTGTCTCAAGCCCCAAGGAGGCCCCCATGGCTGCCATCACCACCATCCGCATCGACTTCGACGCCCTACCAGATCACTTTGACCGATCGCGCCCCGAAATCATCGCCGACACCATTCAGGACGCCCTGCGCGAGCAGGGCATCGAGGCCAACGCCACGGATGTCATCGACGTGATCCGCGTGGAAATGCCCACCTCGCAGCTTGCTGCTGCATGCGCGGCACTTACCGACATGCAGCTCATTTGAAGGGGGCCTTAGCCGTGACCCGCCTGAACCCGATCACCACGCCCCGCCACCAGCTGCGCGCCGAGAAAGCCCGGCGGAACAGAGAGGCTGCGCTGGCGGCCTTCATGGCGAAGAAGGCGGAGATCGACGAGATGCTGGCCCGGCTTCAAAGCCTTAGCGATGACCATTTCAACCGCGATCCCGACGCCCTGAACTGGAGCGATGTGGGCGATCTCGACCACTACGCCGGCCTCCTGCGCCGCATCACCGACAGCGCCTTTGGCGAAGGGGAGTTCAAGGAATGAAGACCCTCGCCGAACGTTACAATGCCGAAGCGGAACGGATCATGCCGCATATGGCAAAGGACCTGACGGTCGATCCGTCCATCGATCGCGTGGGCGAGATCGACGAGATCGTCTTTCGCCGCGGCGAATATCTCGGCGGCATGGCCGCCGTCCTGCTGGCGCTGATCGCGCACGACGCCTGAGCAAGCGCGCCTCCGCTCCGGCCCGCCTCACTGGCGGGCTTGAAGCCGTAGAAGCCGCGCATCCCGTGCGGCTCGAAACGGGAGACAATCATGACTAACCTGTCCGACACACAACTCATCATCCTCAGCGCCGCTGCACAGCGGGAGAACCAGATCGCCCTGCCCCTGCCCGACAGCCTGCGCGGCGGCGCCGCAACCAAGGTTGTCGAGGCAATGCTTCGCAAAGGCCTCCTCGAAGAGGTCGAGGCCGACATGCGCAACGGCGAGCCCGTCTGGCGTGAGACAGGGGACGGCCATGGCGTCACGCTGGTCGCCACCGACGCAGGGCTCACAGCGATCGGCATTGAGCCGGAGGGCACAGCAGACTTTCAAGCTGAGACGGCCGAACCGACCACCCCCACCACGCCCCTGACCGCACCCAAACCGTCCGCACATCGCGCAGGCACCAAGCAAGCCCGAATGATCGAGATGCTGAAGGCCGAAGGCGGCGCAACCATCGACGAGATGGCTGCGGCTTTGTCGTGGGCGCCACACACCTGTCGCGGCGCTATGTCGGGTGCGCTCAAGAAGAAGCTCGGCCTGATGATTACCTCCGAGAAGATCGAAGGGCGTGGGCGTTGCTATCGGATCGAGCAGGAGGCGCGTTGATGCCTACCGTCCTGCTGAAGCGCCCCGAAGTCACCCGCAGAACCGGCCTAAGTAGAAGCACGCTGTACGTCTGGATGGCCCGTGGTGCGTTTCCCAAACCCATCAAGCTCGGCACTCGAAGTATCGCATGGCGTGAAAGCGATATCGAGGCTTGGATCGATGAGCGAGAGAAGTTAAGTCAATCTTCGTGAAGAGTTCCCTTCACTGTCTTGCGCCAGCCTCGCGCTGGCCCTTTTTTTGCGCAGCCAGCGGAACAGCATATCCAGCCAGAACTTCCGCGACAGCGACATCCACATGAGGACAACGGCGAAGGTCGCGTATCCACTTGCCTCAACCTCAAAGCCGAATATGGGCAAGACGAGCCATACAGTCAGCAGGTAGGTGAGATACATCGACAAGACGTCGAGGATGGCCTCCGCCAGTCCCAAAACATCGCCGCCCGCCTGCGGCTCGGGCATTGTATGGTCCTGCCCTGCTCCTAAATCTTCCGCCATGACAGACGAGCTCCTTTCCTCATCAAAAGCCGCCGAGGTCATCGACGACTTGCGCTTTGACCCGCCCGTCGCCGTAACCGGCAACGGATGGGCCTTGATCTCCGACCGTGTGATGGGCGGTCTGTCCGACGGTGCCATGACGCGCGAAACAGTCTCGGGGCGAGACGCGATCCGCATGCGCGGTGGCGTGAGCCTCGACAACAATGGTGGCTTCCTTCAGGTCGCCCTTGATCTTGGCGAAGCAGGCGTTGTGGTGGATGCATCCGACTGGGATGGCATCCAGCTCGACGTGCTCGGCAATGGAGCCCGGTACAATCTCCATCTGCGCACCAGCGATCTGGCGCGACCCTGGCAATCCTACCGGCAGAGTTTCATTGCCCCGGCTGAGTGGACGACCGTGCAGTTGCCCTTCTCAGGCTTCACCCCGCACCGCACGGACCTGACACTCAACCTGCGACGGTTGCGGCGGCTCGGGATCGTCGCCATCGGATCCGAGTTGGAAGCCGATATCGCGATCGCGGATATCCGTTCTATGCGGCAGAGCCTGCCTCCGACTCATCAGGCCCGTCCACCGGCTGACCCCGCCCCTCGGCAATCTCGTCGAACGTGCGACCGTCGCCCTCCAGCACGGCGTCCCGCCCCGTGAACTGCTGCCAGCGTTTCACAGCCACGTCGACATAGGCCGGGTTCAACTCAATCCCGAGGCAGACGCGTCCGGTGGTTTCCGCCGCGATCAGCGTCGTGCCGGATCCCATGAACGGCTCGTAGACCGCCTGGCCCGGGCTGGAGTTGTTCAGGATCGGGCGCCGCATGCACTCAACCGGCTTTTGCGTGCCGTGGACTGTGTCCGCGTCCTGGTCCTTGTTCGCGATCTGCCACAGCGTCGTCTGTTTGCGGTCCCCGGCCCAGTGGCCCTTTCCGGTCTTCTTGACAGCGTAGAGGCAGGGTTCGTGCTGCCAATGATAATCACCCCGGCTCAGCACCAGCCGGTCTTTGGCCCAGATGATCTGGGACCGGATCGCAAAGCCGCAGGCTTCGAGGCTCTCGGCGACTGCTGTCGCGTGCAGCGCACCGTGCCAGACATACGCTACATCGCCGGGAAACAGTGCCCAGGCCTCGCGCCAGTCGGCGCGGTGGTCATTGAGCACCTTGCCGGTGCGCTTGGTCCTGGCCGCGCCAGCCTGGTTGCGCCAGCCCGGATCGTAGTCGACGCCGTAGGGCGGATCGCTGACCAGCAGGAGCGGCGACACGCCGTCCATCACCCGCTCCACGTCCGTCGCCACCGTGCTGTCGCCGCAGAGCAGCCGATGTTTGCCGAGCACCCACAGATCACCGGGGCGGCTGATCGGATCCTCGGGTGTTTCCGGGACCTCGTCCTCGCCCTCTTGCGCGCCGGTCTCGTCCTCGGACAGGCCGCTGAGCAGCCCGTTCAGTTCTTCATCCGTGAAGCCAGTCAGCCCAAGATCGAAGTCGGCCTCAAGCAGGTCACCGAGCTCCAGGTTCAGCAGGTCGGTGTCCCACTCGGCGTTTTCGCTGGAGCGGTTGTCCATGATCCGGAACGCCCGCGCCTGGGCGTCGGTCAGCCCCTTGGCGATGTGCACCGGCGCGGTCTCAAGCCCAAGCTGGCGCGCCGCGGCAAGCCGCGTGTGCCCGGCCAGAACCACCATCTGCTCATCGACCACGATCGGCTGGCGCCAGCCGAACTCGGCGATGGACGCGGCCACACTGGCCACGGCCTTCTCGTTGCGGCGCGGGTTGCGCGCATAGGGAATGATCTGCTCAAGCGGCAGGTCGGTGACGTTCATGGCGATATCCAGGGATGGCTTGGGGCCGGCGTTGGCGTGGGCGCGGCGGCGTTGCGAAACGAAGCGGCGTGAGGTTGCGAAACGAAACGGCCCTACAGCGCGAAACGAAATGGGGTCAGGGGGCCATTTCGTTTCAGAGGGGGGTGCGGGGGTCTCGGACCCCTTGTTTCATTGAGTCAGTGCGCAAAACGAAACGAAACGGGTGTTTTTGCGGGTGTCACTGGGAAAGCGTCGCGCCTCGCCCCCCCGAATACAGTCACAAACAGGAGGGACCCGTTCAATTTCAATGGGTTGCGTGTCTCACAAAATCGAACAGTGACTGTTTTCTCTACAAACTGGTCAACATCTGCACCCCGACGAACCCGTTCAAACCGAC